CGCACCCGCCGCTGCCTCACCACCAACCCCGCCGGCCGCACCGACACCACAACAGCAAAGCTCTGCTGATCGAGCTATTGGAGCCAATCTTCTTGGGAAAAACCCAACCCCAAGAATGCAGGAAATTTTCAAAAGCATTCAAAGATCATCGGTTGGTCAATAACTCTAATTATCGTGCGGCTTGTATCCATCTGGCATAGGTGGATACATCTTCCTCATTAAACTATCTTCATCCGATGCGTTTCCAAGGATATGTGCGGCCACGGCGTTGAGTGGATAGGCGAGCTCTCTGGGCGAAAGCATCGTCTTGAATTGTCTGGCCGCAACGATCACGATCAACTCGTAAACATCTTCTGGCTTTTCAACCTCTAATTCATCGCGTACACTTTCCGCCAGTTCGTTGATCTTTTCTGCTGTTCGGTTGAGAACTTCTTCTCTGTCCATTGGAGCCTCTCTCTCATGGTGCGAAGGTTTCACAGTAAATTCCGGGCAAGAAAAACAAAAACGGACGGTATCACTTTTGATTCCCAAAAGGAAGCGATGAGGTATTTGGAATTAAAGGCCCTCCTCGATCAGGGAAAAATAAAAGATTTAAAATTACAATTTAAGTTTGATTGCGTAGTCAATGATCAAAAGATTTGCTATTACCTGGCTGACTTCGTTTACCTTGATTCTAAAGGGAAAACCGTGGTCGAGGATGTGAAATCCGAATATACCGCAAAAAATCCAGTCTACCGCTTGAAGAAAAAGCTCGTGGAAGCACTACATGATGTGGTTATTACTGAGGTAAAATAGGTTGACAGTCCTTTTTATTTCAGGTAGCGTTTTTATCAGCCAAAGACGAGAGTGAGGTGTGCAGCCATCTTAGGATGATGTGGGGTCAGACGGGGGTGTTGCTGGAGCGGTAGTTCATGCACGGCGCATCCTCTCAAGGGGCATTCTGGCCGCTCTCGATTGCTAAACAGAGGAGGAAATCTCATGAATCGCCGGGTAATTCCGGCAGCCAGTAGTAATTTATAATTCTCAAAATGCACGGCAAAACGAAAGGCACGGCCAAGCCACGCCAATCAAAGTTTACGCCCTGCCAGGAGAAACAACATGGCAAAGACAAAGCTTCAAACCGATCTGGAACAATTCGAAAACACCCTTCTATCATTAGGCCAAACGGACAAATACAGCCCTTTATTTGCAATGGGCCTAATGGCATCAGCCGACCTGGCTGTCAAAGCGGCTCAGGCCGCAAAGAAAAAGATTCAATCCCTCCTGAAGCAACATCACCACGCAACAACCAAGCACCTGTTCGCCATTGACGGTAAAGATACCGGCACGGTGAATCAGCACTTCGGCCCCCTTCACCTTCTCAAGATTGTCATTCGAAAAAAGGTGGACTGGGAGCAGGAGCATCTCAAGTTCCTCCTGAACGATCCTGAGGTTGCTCCATATATCGAAGCGAAATACAGCGTCAAAGAGGCCGAGTACGATAAGGCCCCTATTGCCATCAGGGATAAACTTGATGGTGGCCGTACCGTGGTGCCGTCCGATCCTGTATTTTCAATAGAGGAGAGGAAATAGCCATGGATTTGGTCAGTAGAGAAGATAGAAACAAAGAGCAAAGAGGGCAGAAGATTGCTCTCATCGGAGAAAGCGGCGTTGGTAAAACAACACAGCTTTTCTCGCTCCCACCCGAGAAGACCCTTTTCATCGATCTTGAGGCGGGCGACCTTGCGGTGGACGAGTGGGAAGGCGTTTGTATTCGCCCGAAAACTTGGGAGGAATGCACCGACATTGCTGTTCTTGTCGGAGGTATCAATCCTGCTTTAGCTAAAATCAAAACCCAGTACAGCAAAGTTCACTTCGATCATTGCATCAAGAAATACAAAAAGCTTTACGAAAGAATTCAAGATCTTGAATACCTGTTCGTGGACTCCCTGACACACACGGGGAGGCTTTCTTTTCAGGAGACTTCCAATACCCCCGAAGGGATGAAGGATGCCCGGAAGGCTTACGGAACGCACGGCCAGAACATGATCAAGTGGCTTACCCAGCTTCAACAGGCCAGGCACATGCACGTTATCTTTCTTTCGATTTTGAATAAAAAGATGGATGACAATGGTGGCCGGTATTACGACATGCAGATCGAAGGATCGAAAACGGGCGAGGAACTTCCAGGTATCGTGGACGAACTGATCACGATGACAGTCATGGATGAATTCACTCCAAATCCGTACCGAGCTTTCGTTTGCAAAAAACTCAATCGCTGGGGATATCCTGCCAAGGATAGGGCCGGAAAGCTCGATGAAGTAGAGCGGCCTCACCTTGGTGAGCTTATCGAGAAACTCAAAAGGCCAAGATCACAAAAGTTGTTCGACACACTCAATTTCGATCTCCCGGCACCGACAGCCATTGCCAACGCCGAGAACAACCCCCCTGAGAAGGAGCAGGTATAATGCCTTTAGATTTTGGTACAGACGAATACAAGGGTTCGGGAGAATATAACGTTCTCCCGCAAGATTCAGTTGTTGTTTTGAGAATCGATCTCGAAAGGGATAAGGAAAACCCGGATCCCAACAGCAACCTGTTTTACCATTCCACTCAGCCCAATTCGAACGTGCTGTACATGAAATGGAAGTTCACCGTTCTGAATGGTGAGTTCACGGATACATGGTTCAGGAATAACCAGACCGTGGCCGGCGGAAGCACCAACGCTACCGGGCAGTCGAAGGGAGCGGTTATCACTGGTCGCATGGCGAGGCAAATCATCGAATCCAACCGCGGGATCAGGTCGGACGCAACCGATCCGAACAGCGCGGCGGCCCGAGTTCTTCAGAACGATTGGCCGGATCTGGATGGGATGATCTTCCTTGGAAAGGTAGGAGTCGAACCGGCCTCCGCCGGGTATTCGGCCAAGAATAAGTTGGTGGCCGGTATCCCGCCCGACCACAAGGATTTCTACGAATGGCGCACTGGCGGCCCTCAAGCGGCTCCAGCGGCCCCTATGGCTCCCATGGGCGCACCGGCCGCCGCTCCTGCGCCTCCCACAGCCGCTGCGGCCCCTGCTGGCGCACCCGGCGCCCCTGCGGCGGCTCCTGCGGCCCCCGCTGGCGGTCTGACGGGCGGTTTCGCGCCTCCCCCAGCCGCCGCCTCCCCCCCTGCTGGCGCACCTGCCGGTGGTGACGGACAGAAACCCGACTGGGCCTAGCTAATCGTGCCGGGGATCCCCGGCCGCACGGTCAGCCCTGAGGGAAGGTTCTTTGTGTCAAAAGCCTGAACTGCCCCCTCAGGGCTGGCTATCTGGGGGCGAAAATGATTCTGCGAGAATACCAAGAAGAGTGTGTTGGTTGCGTAATCATAAAACTGGAAATAGAAAATAACACCCTAGTTATCGCACCTACCGGTGCGGGAAAAACCATCATTTTATCTGCACTCATAGAAAGATTTATCGGCTTCGGCGATTCTTTGTTTCAGAAAAGGGTCATAATTCTTCAGCATCGCCTGGAACTGGTAAAACAAAACTCCGAGAAGTTTTTGCGTGTTGCTCCTGATTTCCTTTTAAGAACAAGTATCCTCACTGGGCAGGAAAAAGACGCCACTGGAAGCGTGGTGTTTGCCACAGTTCAAACACTTTCCACTGAGTCTGGCCTTAAATCTGTTGATCGAATCGATTACTTAGTGATCGATGAGGCTCACCACTCAGCCGCTGATACCTACACAGAAACCATTGCTCATTATCGAGCCATCAATCCCGACCTGAAAGTTATTGGGCTGACCGCCACAGCTGATCGCGCCGATGGAAAAGGCCTTGGCGATACCTTCACGAATGTGGCCTATAAGATTGAAACCGACATGCTCATCGAGATGGGCTATCTGGTGCCGCCTGATAGCTATGTCATGGATATCGGCATCAAGGATGAAATTGATGGCCTAGATAAAAAGATGTCCGAGAAGAAATTCAATCAGGCCTTGGCCGGACTCTACGAGCCAGTGCAATATCGGGTGGAAGAGGAATGGAAGCGAATGGCTCCCAAGAAACATACCATCTGCTTCTGCACCACCATCGATGAAGCTGTGGCCATGGCTGAACTATTCAAAGATAAGGGCCATAGTGCCGGGGTTGTTCATTCAAAATTACATAAAAAAGAAAACAGACTTGCAATAGATCAATTTCATTGCGGGGAGCTTCAAATACTTTTTAATGTCGGCATCCTGACCGAAGGGTTCGATTGCCCGACAGTGAACTGCGTGATGCTCATGCGCTCATGCTCCGCCAAGTCCACGATGATCCAGATGGTAGGCCGAGGCCTTAGGCCGATAGTCGAGGAGAAGGATCGTTGGATGGAAAAGATGGATTGTATGGTGTTGGATTTTGGTGACAGCCTGAGAACCCACGGCACCCTACGCTCTGATGTAAATCTCGAGGAAGTCCAGGCGGCCCGGAAAACCTCAACAGTCATCCAGCTTATGTGTCCTGAATGCCATAAGCTCATCTTGGTTGAGGAGCATGATGAGTTTTGCCCGAAATGCGGGGAGCGTATTTTCGAGGCGATCGAGGATGCGGCTGATAAGACCGCACGAGGGGCTGAAGGCACTGGGCGGATACCGCTCAAGAATTTCACCATGGAACCATTCGACCTGACGAAGAATTCACCCTTCGCCTGGATGAACATGACCAAGATCTTCCCGAACATCGGCACTCCCATCATGGTGGCCGCCGGCATGGATCATTTCGTGGCCATACAGGAGATAGAGGGCGGCGGCTGGGTGGCTATCGGGATGCCAGAGAAGGGTCCAGCTGTATTGCTGGGCATTGGCCGTGAATCCATGGCCTTCGCCTATTGTAATAATTACATGTCGATGCACGAAAATGTTTCTGGCTCCAAGAAATCATCTTCGTGGCATGGTCAGGCGCCATCCGACAAGCAATATAAACTCATCGCAAATCTTGGCTGGAATCCTCAGCAAGGTGATGAGTATCCCGAGAATAGGTATGAGGCCGCATGCATCATTTCTTTCGTGTTCAATAAGAAAAAGTACATGGGCGTCCTAGACGCTGTCATGGAAGGGAGGAGCAAAGTTAATGATGAACATTGATACACGAAGAGCATTAAATAAAATTCAGCGATTACTCGACAAAGGAGAAACGGTTTCCGCGGCGGCTGCCAAGGTCGGATGGCGGCGGCAAAGAGCTCACGCCCATGTAGCGAGGGGTAACCTTTCTGTTGGAGGTGATGTGGCGATCACTACCCTGGTTGACAGTCCCGAAATATACAAAAGGTTTGGCAAGGTCATCTCCGGCATGATTAAGGGTGGAAGGTACGGCGGCCATATGGCAGCGATGCCCCGAGGATTCCTAGATCTCGTTTCTGATGTCGATGACAAGAAGGCATACAACATCGTGGTAACAAGATTCGCTGAATGGCTTTTGTCTCATTTTAGTGATCGAAAAGACCTTAGAGGTCATATGCGCTTCATCAGGTATTGCGCCCGAAAAGACATCAGCCTTCTTCGGAAGGTATGTGTGGCGAGGTATCTCAATGGCAACGACTAAGAAATGGGAATTCCTGAAAGACGATGAAATAGTTTACTCCTCCGGCCTCGACATCTTCGGCGACCTTGAACACCGGGCGTGGGCTAAATGTATTCCGAAAATAGGCGAGATCATGGGGGGTATGGGCTGGGAAAAACGCCTCAAAGATCTCACCAGAGATGATATTAGGCATCTTATTCTCACGATCACTTTGGAATTTGAAAAATGGATGAAGGCCGAGTTGGGTGAAGATGAAAATAACGTGCAACCGTTTTTCGATTTCAAACTAAAAATACCATTGGCGCCTACGCCAGATGAGGAAATGGAAAAAGAGAAAGCGGATCCAACGCCACCACCCGCCGGCCTCATTCCGCCTGGCATGGAGGCACCAACAAAACCAAGGACAGGGCCTGTAACTGACGATGATTTTCCATTCTAGGGAGAGAGAAGATGCCACTAATGCTGGGCAATAATTACTTCACCAGGGTGATCAAAGAGATAGAAAAGGGGCAACTCAAAAAGCATAAAAAAGAAAAGCCCCGAAATTATATTGGCGGCTCTGGCCTTGGCCATGAATGCGAGAGGCGCATTCAGTACGACCTGACACATCCAACCATGAAAGAAATACCCGAAATGCGAATGGTTCGCATCTGGGGCCTTGGCGATAAGGTTGAAGATTACCTTGAAACGCTCATGCTGGATGCTGGATTCGATCTCCGGGCTATTCAGACGAATGACGAAGGATTTCCTCTTCTTAATGAAGAGGGATGTCAGCAACAGTACGGCTTCGAAATGGGCGGCGGAAGGGTTCAGGGCCACCTAGACGGCATTATTATGGGTGGGCCGAAGATTATGGATTACCCAGCCCTTTTCGAGGCCAAGTCCATCAAACATGCGAACTTTAAAAAGTTCGTTGATGGGGGTGTGGCAATAGCCAACCCGACTTATTACGCGCAGGTTCAATTTTACCAAAAGTGCATGAACCTTTTAAATCCCGCCCTATTTCTTATGATGAACAAGGATAACTCCGAGATCTATGCCGAGCTTATCCCGCATCACGCAGCGTTCGCAGATTCTCTGGTTGCAAAGGCGGAGCGAATTCTGGATTCCACGGATGCTGGTGTTCTTATGCCAAGAGGCTTTGCGAATAAAACGGTCAGGCAGTGCAGGTATTGCGACTTTCAAAAAGAATGCTGGAAAGAACCGGAGGCGAATGCACCTGAATGGGCGGGATAGATCTAGGCCAGTTCGGCAATGAAGAACGGCGAGAGGTCAACCCCCATAGAATAGAAGATTTAAAAGCGAGACTTGAAGGTTCGGCGGTTGAATTTCTGGAGTACGTTCTACCTGGCGGAAAGGTCAAAGGAAAAGAATATATAGTCGGCACCCTTGAAGGGGGTGGCGGGAAATCTACGAGCATTTCCCTGTCTCCCGGCAAGATAGGTGTGGGTGCGGATTTCGCCACAGGAGAACGCACGGGCGACCTGATTGATGTCTACTGTGCGGCCATGGGTAAAAGCTTCAAAGAGGCCCTGTCAGAGCTTGAGTCGTGGGTGGGTATGCCCACTGTCAGGGAGGCTGTAGAGCATCCCAATATCGTAGATACATCGAACCTTCTGCCGGCAGGGTTCGATATCAATAGCGTTCCAAAATCTGAAACCACTCTCTATACCTATAAAGATTACGATCAGAACACCATCCTAACAATTCGCCGGGTAGCCCACTCGAGCGGAAAAAAAGATTTCTATCCAGAATTCCCTGATGGCTCAAATACCATCCCCGAAAATTTTGTTCGGCCTCTTTATAATCTTCAAAACATAAACGGTGCCAAGACGGTGATATTTGTCGAGGGCGAGAAGCCCGCAGATTACCTGAACTCATTCGGCCTGGTGGCCACCACCACCATTGGCGGGGCGAACTCCCCACTGGAGAAAACAGACCTGACGCCTCTTGAAGGCAAGGTGATAGTTCTATGGCCGGACAACGATGATGCGGGAGTGAAATACCAGAAGGGCCTTTTCGAGCGTCTAAAGAAATTAGGCGTTTCGAAAATTCGACTGGTTCAACCGCCAAGAAATGCGGATGATAAATGGGACGCTGCGGATTGTGATCCGCCACTCGTAAAGAAGCTTCTTACCGCGGCAAGGGTAATCTATCGTGACGTAGATCCCATGGCTGATGAGTTCTCAGCCAAATCTTATGATGAGCATCCGCCGGTAAGGGAGTTTTTGATCGATGGCGGCTTTGCGTTGAATTCAGCTTCCATTCTGGCGGCGGAAGGCGGCACCGGAAAGAGCTTTATGTTTCTTGATTTGGCGATCAAGATAGCCTACGGAACAATCTATCAGGACAAATCCTTTGGCGGATCGATTCAGCAAAACGGAAACGTGATCTACTTCTCAGCTGAAGACGGCCGGCCGGATATCCATGAGCGCATCAACCTAGTGGACATAGGCAATCCGCCCCGGAGGTTCAGAAAATCACCGCACGAGCTTCGCATCATACCCATGCCTTCCCTTGGCGTGACGTTTCCTCTCTTCTATATGAAGGATGGCCTTCTGACAGAGTCAGATCAGTGGAGCCGCATCAGGGAATCGATTCTCGAAATGGATAACGTGAAACTGCTCATATTCGATCCGCTCTCTATGCTAGTGCATGCCGATGTAAATGCTGACCCCTCGATGGGTTCGATTGTTATGGCCGAGTTCAACCGTCTGGCGGTGGAGACAGGCGCCGCTGTTTTAATTTCTCACCATTTCTCTAAAGGGAATTACGATATTGCAATCGAATCACCAGAACAGGCGAGGCAGCACGTTCGTGGCACCACCGCCTTGGTTGATTCGGCTAGAAATGTATTCTGCATCTGGAAGGCTACCGAATCTCAGGCCCGTGACTCCTGTGCCAAACTTGGCAAGGAATACGAAAGAAATAAAATTTTCATGGGTGCTACGGTCAAGAGTAATTACCTCACCCAAGATGCGTTGAAAGTATTTGAACGCAATTCGTTCACGGGTGTCCTGACATGTGTTGACGATAATTATGATTCATCCAGAAAAGATGATGCGAGAAAATCTGGAAACATCTTAAGGGATGAGGTCAGAAGAATTATCGAATACAAAGCGGAAATGGGGAACCCGGTGAAAATGAAAGGGCCGGGTAGCCTTTCGGGTGAGACTTTAGAACCACAATTCCAGCCCCTACTCCGTGCCAAGGGAGCTATTGAGGCAACGATAAAAGATTTAATCGTCCATGGAGAGGTCTTCATGAACGATGCCGATGACGGCGACAGATGGAAACTCGATGTGCCTGGAGGAAATTATTATGACAAATGGAAAGAAGCTGGACATATTACGACATACTGAATGGCAGAGGGGAGTTAAATATATTGCGGGGCCGATAACTCATGGCGATGTGCAGGAGAATATTCATCGGGCGATCATGGTGGGGGAATTTTATTACCGGCAGGGATACTCTTGCTACATTCCCCATCTCGACTGGGACTGGGTGGAACAGTACCCGAAGCCCTACGAGGATCTCCTTCGCATGAGCGGAGGCATTCTCAAACTCCTCAGGCGAGGAGATGAACTGGTTCGGCTTCCGGGCTACTCCCCCGGCTCCGACAGGGAGATCGAGGCGGCCACCAAGTTTGACGCCGGCCCCTCCATTAAGATCATGAGGGTGGCTGATTGCGAGGCAGTCGAGGAGGCCTTAGGCGAGTCTTTTCCGTACCTTCCAGAGGGACAGACCAATTTAAAGGGGTTGACACACCCCGGCCAATAATGTACTGTTCTATTAAAGGAGGGTACACATGAGCTACCTAGAACGCTACACCGGAAAGCGGCGGGTGGTGAAGAGGGCCTTAAAATTAAAGGATAAGGAACACGCCCTGATACAGGAAACTATTCGCGTTCGGAATGCAATGAGGCAGGAAGAGGTTCAAATGACGGGCGGTGACATG